AACATATTTTCATTACCTCCGAATATATCAACCAACGTTTTGAAATTGGCTTCGATCTGTTCGTTTAGTAGTAAATCTTTTGTTGGAAATGTTGCTGGTGTGAATTTCATCGCCTTGTTTGAAACGACAACGCTGGATTGTTCGTCACCAATTCCATAAGTACGAACTAATTCTTTTGACATCTTTTCGCCCTCTTTGGTTGTAAGTGCAACCGATCCCGTTCCATCCTTCGAGTCACTAGACCAAACACCCAGCGCCCCCTTTTTGGCTAATATAACATTGTGATAACCATAGGCCAAACGAATATTTGATATACACATGCGCCCAGATTCCAGATTCGAATTGCCTTTCAACGGATCGTCTGGGTCTGGCATTGAAAACTGAATAACTTCTTCAGTCGTGAATGTTTCGTTTTGTTCTCCTTCTTGGTCCTTAATGAAAGTATAATTTGAAATGATTTCACTTAATTCGGTTTGTTTCCAGATTTTCCCCGTTCGGTTTATTACCATCCTAGACGGTGACAAATTCCATAAAGCTTCTGGAACTTCTTGCATTGATGAGCCAATCAAACTATAAACAAATGTGTTTGCATAAAGGGACCGCTGAACGTACCATTGAAACAAATATTCATTCCTTGATTGAAAAACGTTTGGATTTTCTAGCAATGCGACAAATTCAGAATTTTCAATTTCTTCGCCGTTCTTGTCAAGGTGCGCCCAAATACCATTTGAAAACATCAAGGCCAAACGGTCAACAATTAAACGAACCTCTGGAGTTGTTAAATACATTTCCCTTTCGTTTCCCGTAATAGTCACCCACTGTTCCTGTTTGCTGAAATTCAAAGGCATTCGTGAAAAATCTGGTTGATGTATGTATTTGTTATTTCTTGACCGTCCACGAAGCGAACCGATTGTATTATTCCAAAATCCTGAAGACATAATTAAAATTATTTTTAACAAATATAGAACAATCACACAAATTTTTAATAGATTTGTTGAAATTATACTTGTGATCCAAAAAACGAAAATAGATATTGCCAAACTGGAACAGTCCAAAAAAGCAAAGAACAAGGCGATTCAAGGTGATAAACAAATCAATAAGAATGGAACTACCAAATTTTGAAACAAAAGAAGATTTGTTCGATCATCTTATCGAAAACAAAACTTTATTGATTAATCAGAAAAAATCTGAGTATAAAAAAGCCGACGCCATTTCTTGTATAATTGAAGGCGACACGAACAAAGCCGCTGCAACTATTCCAGCCGACACAAATAAAATTCAAGTTCGTTCTGTAATCAACACAACCAAATTAATGGATTCGCATTCTGACGTTCATATTGATGGACTTTGGAAAAAATCATTAAGGGAAACAAAAGATTTGATGCTATTGCAAGAACATAAAATGTTATTCGATCACGTTATTTCGGACCAGGTAAAAGCATTTACGGAAACATTATCATGGAAATCTTTGGGTTTTGGACGTTTAAAAGGAGATACACAAGCATTGATTTTTGATTCATTGGTTGAAAAGTCACGAAACGAATTCATGTTCAACCAATATTTAAAAGGGTTTGTTAGAAACCATTCGGTTGGTATGCGATACGTGAAAATATTTCTTGCAATTAATTCTGAATCAATTGAACATAAAGAAGAAAAAGCAACCTGGGATAAGTATTTTCCAGAGATAGCCAATTTCAAAGACGCTGAAAATCAAGGGTTCTTTTGGGCTGTTACTGAAGCAAAAGTGATTGAAGGATCCGCCGTAGTAAAAGGAAGCAACTTTGCAACACCGACTGAATCGGTTGAAGCAAAACAAGATAATGAGCCGCCGTCTGGCACTCAGATTGATGAGCCGTTGAAAGACACTCGAAAAGGATTATTGTAAATTATAAACTAGGAAGGGAATGAACCTGACCACAAAAAAACAAAAATGAAAAAAGATATTATAGTGCCAGACTTTACTGAAAAGACACTTGTAGAAATGGAAGCATTATCGTTTGAAGACTTAGCAAAGTATAGACAAGCTGAAGCGGAATTTATGTCTAAATCTTTAGAATCAAGACTTCAAAAGCAATTGGATGATATAAACGAAAAGCGTGAAGCTGGTGAAGATACGTCAAAAGAAGTAAAAGACCTTGAAGAGAAAATGACGAAACTGGTTTCTGAAACAAATGCACAAGGGTTAAGATTGAAGTCAATCGCTGAAAAAGGTTTCGCCGTTGGTACTAATGCAGCTAAAACAGTTCAAGACGTTCTTACTGAAAGAAAAACAGAATTGAAAGAGTTTGCTGAAGCTAAAAAAGGAACTTTTATCATGGACGTTTCTGTAAATAAAGCATCTCAAACTGCTGGAGATATTACAAGTGGAACAGATTTCGCTCAAATGTTGCCTGGTGTTGGTCAAATCGCAAGAAAAAGAACATACATAAAAGACAGAATCAGAGTGATTCCAACTAATACGGAATACATTAAGTATTTAGATCAAGAAACAGTTGTTAGAGATGCGAAAAACGTCGCTGGTTGTGCTGCTTCAACTCACTTAACAAAACTTACTTGGCAAACAAGAACAGTTCAACAACAAAAAGTTCGTGATTATATCGACGTTTGTATCGACATGTTATTCGATTATGACTTTGTTGACGCTGAAATCAGAAACTTAATTGAAAGCTCAGTACAATTAAAAGTTGATAATAATCTTTTACTTTCGAACGGTGTTGCACCGAATCCGAATTCTATTGATTCAGTTTCAGCAACGTTTGCCGCTGGTGCTTATGCTTTACTTGTAAAGACTCCAACAATCATTGATTTAATCGTTGTAGTAGGTGCTCAAATTAAAGCGTTAGGACAGGAAAATTTCTGGACAGCTGATACATGTTATATCAATCCAGTTGATTTGACTTTATTGAAATTATTGAAGGACCAAGATGAAAACTTTATCAAAGGGAATTCAATCGCACCTTCAATCATAATGGATAGAGCTGGGAATATCGTTGTTGACGGAACAATTGACTTGATTCCAAATCCAAACGTTCCAGCTGGTGAAATGTATGTATTTGACTCTACACAGGCGCAAATCTATCAAGCTAAAACAGCAACGATTGAAATGAGCTTCGAGAATGCAACGAACTTTGAAACTGAAACGGTTACAATCAAGGCTTACGAACGTTTAAACATGTTAGTAAGAAATGTAAATGCAAACGCTTTCATTCATGTTCCAAACATTACGACAGCGATCGCAGCGATCACAAAACCATAATACAGGCTTACTGTAAAACTGACAGTCCACCCTTGACGGGGTGGGCTTTTGGTGGTAAACAGTATAAATAATTAGAATGAAAAAGAAAGAAAGCGTAAACATTATCGAAGAAAAGGACATGGTTAAAATGTCGGCACAAGATATTAGACGTCAAGCCAAAGCAAATTTAAAAATGGTTAAATTCAAAGGGAACGGAAAAAACAAAAATCTATTAAGCGACGTTCATGAAGTAAGCGAAGCCGACGCAAAACTATTCGTTTCCGCTAAATGGGGAGAAATTGTAAAGTAAATGCCTTTACCAATTTTAAACATATTAGATTTTACGGGAACGGCTCAATTGCAAATTGACACCCAGACTGAAACGAAATTTGACGTCATTCGAGACGAAAGGGAAAATTCGTATATTTACGAACTGCTGGGGGCTGAACTTGGCGGTTTGTTTATTGCGGACCTAGACATAAACGGCGTACCCGTGACGGCTCGATTCCTTGATATATACAACGCATTCGCTGAAGACATTACGACAGGCGTATATCCTGACTGGTGCAACGGGGCGGTTGTTGAATCGAAAGGGATAAAATATTTCCTTTTAAATATTGTCTGGTTTTATTTCGCACGAAACAATCAAATGCTCGTAACTGCTGGCGGGAATATGTCAGCAGCAAGCCAAAATTCTACACCGAACAATGATTCGTTTGCACTTGTTAGAATGTACAACAAATCAATTGATACTGGAAAAGCGATTCAATGGTTCATTTGCGAAAATTCCGCAACATATCCAGAATTTAACGGTCAATATTTAAACTATAACATTCCAAGCTAATGGTAAACGGGGCGACTGATTTCATATCCATCATGGAAACACTGGTGTCGAACATGACGCCAATCATTACCATTGACTCAAACGACGTTGAGGGGTCTAATTATAGGCTTACAATGTGTAGAACTTATTGGGTAATGGTTGATATGAAAATAATAATCGGAGGCATTACGTTCACGGTTATTGAAATCGATCAGGACGTTTCAATTCTAGTCAAGGGACCAGCCCAACCAATTGGGACTACATTTCAATTAGACGCTCCAGAATTCTGGTATAGCACACACCGAAAAGTTAATTCAGAAAGAAAAAATCAAACTGACATTCGCGCACCGTTTGTCTATTTACCAATATACGAAGTTGTAGAAGATCACGACGACGAAACTGATATTTCATACGTTGCAGATATTAGACCGCTTTTTTTAGCTGGGTATAATATACAAAAAGACACAATTGTTTTGCAGCAATCCGAAACCATAAAACCAATGAATGCAATGGCAACATTGTTTGAAGAAATGGTTGACGACTTAGATCAGCAATTTAATGAACCCGATTCAATCACGCGCAAAGAATGGATGAATTTCGGGAGTTCAACGGTATGGGGGAATGATACATTGATTTTTGATCAACCTATTTCGGGCGTTGAGTTACGAATGGCGTTGCAAGTACTTAATGAAAATTTATGCTTATGTGACGGTGCACCGTTCAAAGTTTGTACTGATGTTACTATATTAGTTAATGGAGTTTTTAACCAATTCAAAGAAGCTGGAGAAACTTATAATTGTGTTACGACTGGCGGCGGTCCAGCAAGTGTTGATTTAAACGGATCAAGCCTTATCGATATACCTGGAAGCCAAACGAAAACAATTACAATTGAATTTGAAAACGGCGACCCTTTAACAATTACACCCGTAATAAATACGGCAAATGTTTTTGACGGGACTGTTCCAGATCTAATTGCAGCGGTCAATACTTCAAATTTATTTCAAGATGGTCAAATCACAAGCTATGCAACTGGTGACCTTCCTGGATGGTACAGAGGCGTAGACCATGGCACTTTAAGCCATAACAACCCATACGGAGACACTGAGAGATTCAGAGACACGGCAGGAGGGGCAATCTATGCGAATGATATTGTTGTAGATTGGAGTACAGAGGACAGGATAAGCGAAGTAGTTTTAGGATTTTATAGAATTACAGCAACGTCGATAAGTTGGGCGAATGCCATGAGTTTGGCAAATGCAAGTGTTCAGGCAGGTTTTTCGGATTGGGCCATACCAAGCAGAAAGGAAACTATAAATCTTTACAATGAAGAGGTTTCAGGCGGTTCGCCTATAGGATTAAACTTTTCGCCAATGAATATAATTGTTTCCGCGTCAAGTGAAAGGCTATGGACAAGAACGACGGGCGGAATTGTAACAAGGGCATATTGTGTTATAGAGA